GAACAAGAAACACAGGACGTGTTATTTATTAAAGATGGTAAAATAGTTGATAGAGAGGTGTTTATGTATGTCAAAAATAGTAAATCCAAATCGGATATGATTCTCTATGAGTGGACAATGCCACAGGAGAGCAAGTATGATAATTCAATTATGAGGTTCAATACTATTTCGGAAGTTTCGGATAAATTCAAGATGAGCAAGGTTAGCTTTCTCGCCGTAGAACTCCTTGTTAAAATGGATAAGGATAATGAATGTAAATATTCTATTGATTTCAAAAAGGATAATTACTATATTGATAATAATATTCTATTCGACCAAATTTTTATTAAATATTGGTGTAGAGAAAAGCTAGCCATTAAATTAGACGTAGCCGACTATTATGAAGTTAGTTTTTTTGACAACAATATGACGCATCACACAATTAAGCCCAACCAATACATTTTAATCGGAACAGACGATTTTGAGGTTGTGGATTTATAATTTAACTTTTTGTTTAAATGATATGTAAATGATATAAAAAATATATTTCCATATCATATATAATGGAGAAATCCATGGTATGTACTGTGGACGCTTCTGTCAATAATGATACTTCAACTTTTCATAAACTAAAGGATAGTTGGACATTATGGGCACATCTTCCACATGATACCGAATGGAATCTTAATAGTTATAAGGAAATAATGTCATTTAACACTATAGAAGAGGCTCTAACTTTATATGAAACCCTTCCCGATAAGATGATAAAAAATTGTATGTTATTTTTAATGAGAAAGGGAATAACACCCATATGGGAGGACGAAAAAAATAGAAAAGGGGGGTGTTTTTCATATAAAATACCAAATCGCCTTATTGTAAATACGTGGAAACAATCGTCTTATGCTTTAATAGGCGAAACATTTACCGACGACGCTGGACTGCGACGCGACATCAATGGTATGACTATTTCTCCAAAAAAGAACTTTTGTATTATTAAAATCTGGATTGCGTCGTGTAACAATCAAAATCCAGATAAAATCAACAGCGTGGCAGGTATTAACTCGCAAGGCTGTTTATTCAAAAAACATATTCCAGAATATTAATAATCTAAAACTTTATTATTAATAATCTAAAACTTTATTAATAATATACAAATTTAAGAAGGTAACGGTGCGAGACATAATTTAATTTCTCCAAGCGACGCAACGTTATACTTAACGACCAACGGAAGGTCGTTTTCCAAATATATTTCGATAGAGCTACATAAGTTTGTACACTTGATAAAGTAACTCAGATTTTTCAAAGAGAACTCGCCTTGTATAATCTTGCTATTATCCTGTTTGATGATATACTCCATACTGCCGTCTGATTCGGCTCTCCTCACTTCTGCTTGGGCGAATCCACCACTACATTTAAATATTAACTCAGCGCCCTCTGCGGTGGCTACCGACTTGATCTCAATCTTATCTGATATACACGATAAATCTCTAATAATCTTCTGAAAATCCGTGGACGGTAGATTTAATACAGACGAGAACTTTACGTCAGGAACCTCCAGTTCGTCAGTTTCGGGCTCAATAAGTCGCAATTTCTGTATTTTTTGTTGTTTAATATCACCGTTTTCGAATTTCAGACCTAAAAACTGAACGATTCCGTCGGTATAGTCATCCTCCTCAATATAAATAGTAAGAGTGTCATCATTATCAATAGTGTTGATAAGCTTGAAAAGATGGAACATATTGACACCTATTACGATTTTAGGCTGAGAGCACTCGTAGTGCTCAAAATTCTTAGCGTGTAACGATAAATGGGCGAGAATAGTATGCGATTTATCCATGTTTATAATTTTAATCCCTTCTGGTGTAAATGAAATGTTAGTCTCCAATAAAATATCTTTAAGTGCTGTCATTAGTGTTCGGAATGGCGCTATCTGTACAGTTTGTATCTGTAATATATTCTTACTTGTGCCTATTTGTTCTGGAGATAAAGAGGACATATAACTATTTATGTTTATAAAGCCTTTAAATACTTATGAAAGATAGAAAATTAAACATAAAAAGTATAAAATTAAAAAGTATAAAATTAAAAAGTATAAAATTAAAAAGTATAAAATAATACCGACAGTTATATTAAATGGAAAATGCCCACAAGACAATTAATGTGTTATTTGAAAAATATGCTGACAACGAATATGTTATGGGTCGTCTAGAGAATTATTTGGTGGTTATGCTACCTAACCTACTTGACAATGCTGATAAAAATAATAATGAACGCCACAAACGTAAACACGATTTATCCTGTAACAGCACTGATTATATTAATAAATTTATGCTAACAAATAAGTATTATTATTGTTGTCAGAATGAACTATTTATGTTGTATGATGGTAAGCACTTTATACCGTGTAGTGAGGACGATATTCAATATAAAATTCTCTCCGAAATAACCAATGACAGAGAGCTGGTTCCATGGAAACACAAAATAAAAATCGGAATAATTAAACTGATTAAAGAGCGTAGTCCGTTAAATTCGATTCCAGAGTCAGCAACAATCCAGTTTGTTATTAATCTATTTTACCCTACTATTTTTGCCTCACGTAACCATGTTAAATATTTTCTCACGGTTATAGGAGATATATTAGGTGGTAAAACCACAAATATCTACATTGCGTCTGCTTGTCTTAAAAAATTAATAAATGAACTCCATCAACAGAATAACGCCTATTTCGAGAATGTTAATTTAACAAATAACATCAAATATAAATACCATTTATACGACTTTAACAAATGCCGTTTATTGTATATTAATAAACAAATTAACCATTTTGATATTCCATTACAGTTCTCAAAATACGTGGTAGACATATTGTGTGTCGCATCACACTATTCGTCGCGATACATCTCATCAGACCTCTTTCTAAATCAGTGCAATGAGAAAATGATAGTGGACCATTGTTTGTTCTTAAATGAAAACCCTGTAGATACGATAGTCGACAGCTTCATAGATAAATATATCGAATCATGTAATAAGAGCACAATTACAAATAAAAATATGCTTTTCGTCTGGAAAAAATATCTTAATGAACAAAATTTACCCAATATATTATTACACGACACCCTACTAGATACATTAAAAAAACGTATCGAATATAATAAAGAGGGAGATTTTTTTGTAGGCGTTACCAGCATTATACTTCCGGTTGTCGCCGAGTTCATTAATTTTTGGGACTCAAATATAAGCGAAAATATTAACACAGAATATGAGATTGATGAACTATCTGTATTATTTAAAAAATGGACATCTAAAAAATTCAATGATATTGAAGATGCCTTAATTCTTGAACTAATTCGTCATCTATATGTAAATAATGATGGAAATATTCATATAGATGAGGATAAATATATTGTAAATATAAAATGCGACTTGTGGGATAAATCGCAGGAGGTAATTGACTCGCTCACCTTCTTCAAAGACGAGTATAACCAAGAGATTACACAGGAGACGAGCTACAATATTAAATCTCTTTCGGATGCGTATGCATTCTATGTGTTATATAAAAAGGGTGGATTGATAATCAGTAAGCGGTATTTTGATAAAGTTGCTAAAGATACAATTAAGAACTATATAGATTCGGACAATTTAATTAAAAATAGCTGGTTTATTTAACGTTTCTTACCCTTACGACTTTTGCGCTTGCGTGTCTTACCATCCTTTTTAATGTAACCAAACGAGCCCTTCTTGGTGAAGTAGCCATGCTTCTCTAATCGCTTTTCGTTTTTGGCCGTCTTGTGCTTCTTGAGTGATACAATGCGTCCGTTCTTGTTCATGATAAGGTCCTTCTTTTGAAGACCACCGGCGGTCTTGAACGCGGTGCTATGAAATACGGAGGCACGCGACCCAATGTACTGGCTGAACTTTTTCCCCTGAACAACGTATACTCCGTCCGAATTCTTTGTTATTTTTTTAACCATTATATAATTTTGTAAGAAAATATTTTATATTAAATAAGATATTATCTATTATGGCTTAGTTATTAAAATTTATTCCGCGGTGGGGCTCCGTATCCGCTTGGAGCACCAGACGCACTGCCATATTGATTCACCTCTCTGGATACGTCAGTATGTTTTTTTCGTGAATTCCGCACGATATTTACATACATTGATACTTGCGTTTCTGTCCATACGGTTTTTTTTGGAGGCAATACTTTCACTGGACAGGTGCCGTCTATACAATTCTTTTCGTTAATACGCGCTGGAACATACGAGGAATACGACATATATATATAGTTAATTTTAAAATTGAAAGAGTATAGAGATATTTTAATTTCTATAAACACCATGAACTCGTCCGCCAGTTTAGCTAAAACATACCAGAAGAAAACCGATAAGCAGCATGTATTGGACAACCCAGATACGTATACTGGCTCTATGACCAAGACAGAATACGACACATATGTCTTTGATGCCGATACGAACACTATCAAGCCTAAACAAATCAACATTATCCCAGGACTATACAAGCTATTCGATGAAGGAATAGTTAACAGTCGCGATCATTATGTTAGGATGTGTCAGTCGATGGCGGATTGTAAGGCAAATACGATTCCCGTTACTTATATTAGCGTGTCTATTAGTGACGATGGGGTTATTACTATTCGCAACGACGGTAATGGTATCGACGTTGCAAAACATCCCGAACATAATCTGTGGATTCCCGAGATGATTTTCGGACACCTTCGGACGTCAACCAACTACGACAAAAGCGAACAGAAGATTGTCGGGGGTAAGAATGGGTTCGGGTTCAAACTGGTTCTCATTTGGTCGGAGTGGGGAACAATCGAAACCGTCGATCACGTTCGTGGAAAAAAATACAAACAAACATTCAAGGATAATCTAAATATTATTGAGCCACCTACGATTACTTCGTGTAAGGTGAAACCGTATACGGAGGTTGTATTCAAGCCCGATTACAAACGCCTTGGTATTGACGGTTTGTCAAAGGACATGCTCGAGCTTTTCAAACGCCGCGTATATGATATTACTGCGGTGACTGATAAGAAAATCAAGGTGAAATACAACGGCGAACCGATTCCCACCAATAACTTCCAACAGTATGTAGACCTTTATATTGGTAAAGCGGGCGAGACGAAGCGAATCTATGAGTGTGCGAACGAGCGCTGGGAATACGCAGTCTGTATGGCACCCAGCGAGGAGTTTACGCAGGTTTCCTTTGTAAATGGGATTTTCACCGGTAAGGGTGGCAAGCACGTTGATTATTTGCTAAATCAGCTCGTGCGCAAGTTGACCACGTATATCAAGAAGAAGAAGAAGGTAGACGTGAAGTCGAGCACCATCAAGGAGCAGATTATGTTATTCGTCCGATGCGACATTAACAATCCGTGTTTTGATAGCCAGACAAAGGATTATATGAATACTCCGTCTAGCAGCTTTGGTTCCTCGTGCGACATTAGTGATAAGTTCATCGACAAGGTTGCGAAGATGGGCGTTATGGACAATGCGTGTGCTCTTACAGAGGTTAAAGAGAATAAAGCCGCGAAGAAAACCGACGGGTGTAAGACCAAAAGTATTCGCGGAATTCCGAAGTTGATTGACGCGAATCACGCCGGAACGGCCAAGAGCAACGATTGTACGATTATATTCTGTGAGGGTGATTCGGCGAAGGCCGGAATCGTCTCTGGGCTGAGCACGGAGGACCGCAACACAATTGGTGTATATCCTATGCGAGGTAAGCTGTTTAACGTCCGCGGCGAGACACAAAAGCGAATCTTAGACAATAAGGAAATACATGAAATCAAGCAGATTCTCGGTATTGAGACCGGAAAGGAGTATACGCTAGAGACCGTGAAAAGCCGTTTGCGCTACGGCAAATTGCTATTTATGACAGACCAGGATCTGGATGGGAGTCATATTAAGGGCCTAGGTATTAATTTGTTTGATTCGGAATGGGCGTCGCTTCTTGACATTAAGGGGTTCATTGGATTTATGAATACTCCAATTCTTAAGGCGAAGAAGGGTCTGAATGAACTGAAGTTTTATAACGACGGCGAGTGGGCTAATTGGTGTAGTAATAACGATTCAAAAGGGTGGAAGGTAAAGTATTACAAGGGATTGGGCACTTCTACNAGCAAGGAGTTTAAGCAGTATTTCGCCGAGAAGAAAATCGTTAACTTTGTGAAAACCGGCGATGAATGTATCAACTCAATCGATATGGTATTTAATAAACAGCGCGCAGACGACCGAAAGACGTGGCTAGAGAATTACGACCGCGAGTTATATTTGGATACGAACAAGGAGGATATTACGTATTTGGAGTTTATTCAACGCGAGATGATTCACTTCTCCAAATATGACTGTGACCGGTCAATTCCCAACATCGTCGACGGACTTAAAACCAGCCTCAGGAAGATTCTATATACGGCATTCAAGCGTCGTCTCACCTCAGAGATTAAGGTCGCTCAATTCAGCGGCTCAGTATCTGAAATTAGCTGTTATCACCATGGCGAGAGCAGTCTCAACGGAGCGATTGTTGGTATGGCGCAGAATTTCGTTGGTTCAAACAACATCAATCTACTATCGCCAAATGGGCAGTTCGGGACGAGGCTTCAGGGTGGTAGCGACTCGGCGTCGGAGAGGTATATCCACACGAATCTCTGTAAGATAACGCGTCTTATATTTCCCGAAGCGGATGATGCCGTCCTCAAGTATCTAGACGACGATGGTACTCCAGTGGAGCCGATTTATTATGCGCCGATTATTCCGATGGTTCTTGTCAACGGTAGTAAGGGAATTGGAACCGGATTTAGCACGGATATTATGTGCTACAACCCCGCGGACATTATTTCGTATATCAGAGGGTCGCTTAACAATACCGATAAACCCATTCTTAAACCATACTACGAGGGGTTTAACGGGACTATTAGTCAAATCAGCGACGCGAAATGGCTTATTAAGGGCTGCTATGAGGTGGTCAGTAACAAGGAGGTTCGTGTCACAGAGCTTCCTGTTGGGTCGTGGACCGACGATTACAAAAAATACATCGAGGACCTTATTGATGGATGTGGAGGAGATGCCAAGAAGAAGACCAAGAAGGAGATTTATATTAAGGACTATACCGATATGAGCACCGATGTAAGCGTTGACATTACCATTGTATTCGCTGCGGGAAAAATCGCAGAGCTTCGCGATAAATCTCTGGATAATGGATGTAATGCGCTTGAGAAATTGCTGAAGTTGTATACGACGAGGACGACTACAAATATGCACATGTTCGACGAGAATGAGAAGCTTCGCAAGTATGAAACGGCGAGCGAAATCGCGGACCATTACATTGGTGTGCGGTTGAATAAATACGTAGAGCGCAAGGAATACCAGCTTGAAAACCTGGAGAAGGAGGCTAAACTAATATCAAACAAGGCGCGTTTTATTAGCGAGATTCTCAAAGACACAATCGACTTGAGGCGCAAAACGAAGGAAACTGTCGTCGCACTGCTAACAAAACACGAATATGATATTATGGACGACGATACCGATTACAAGTATCTGGTTAAAATGCCGATGGACAGTGTTACCGAGGAGAATTATAATAGGCTAATTAAGGAAGAGGGTGCTAAGCTATGCGAACTCAAAACACTAACAGGTAAAACGGAGAGTATGATCTGGGGTGAGGAGTTAGATAAGTTGGAGGAAGGATACAACTTATTTAAGAAGAGTAAAGAGAAGGCTGTGGTCAAACTAAAACTCAAGAAAAAGAAATAGTAGATTAGAACCACTGATGTTGTCTTAGCTGTTTATTCTTAGTTGTCATTATAGGATTCCTCATTGGCGTGGCGATATTTGTAATGTCGCGTTTATATTTCATATAGCTCTCCGCAGAAGCATATACTTGTGGTATTGCGTATTGTGATACTAGTAAATTTAATTTTTTAATCATATCAGCATTATTGTTGGCCTGTTCTCTCGAGTTCTCTACAAATATACTGTTCATTATCATCTTCAATTGGTCTGTATTCTGTCTACCCACATTTAACTGATTATTGGACATGCGGCGAACACCGTTTCGAATGTCCATTTGGAGTGTTTCGATATTGGAATCGCAAAAGAATTCACTATGTAATGTGTTTGTATTGTTATAAGTGTCCTTGGTGAGCGCATCTCTAAATGATACTGTATGGTCAATAGGTATTCTGTCGCTCAATGTAAATACCGCGGTTTTATTTGGTCCGGTAATATTAATATTATTTTTTTGGTAGTTCATTATAATACTTTAACAGAAAAAATTATATACTATTATTTTATATAATGTTCTATTTAATGAATTTTCAGTCAATCGTAATGATGGTTGCCACTATCTTATTAATATTAGCGCTCACATTAATAGGGGTATCTTTATCTAATTTAAATAGCGAGGTTAAATACCCTCCTCTAATTTCGGACTGTCCCGATTACTGGACCGTAGAGAAGACTGTTAATAGTAATGGAAATACCGATTTCAAATGCAAGAATGCGAAGGAACTCGGAACACTTGCCTCTGATTGCACAGAGTATGATAATTCACAATCTGAGTACAAAGGTATTGGTGGATTATGTCGGAAGAAAAAATGGGCTGACAACTGTAAGATTACATGGGACGGTGTGACGAACAATCCGGATGCTAAAAATGATTGTTGGTGAATTATTTATACAATTAATATTAATTGTATTAATATATGTTACACACTGCTCGTTTACCAGAAGACATACTAAATAATATATATTCATATATTCCATATGAGGAAAGAGCGCTTGTATGTAGAGAGAATTACTCTATATACCATACTTTGTTCTATGAATACGATACATACCGAACTGGCGATAGTTATGTAAGATTCCTGATACGTAATGATTTATCTATTCCATTCAAGAAAGTGTATTGTAGTAACTATTCTAGATGGATAAAACGGAAAAAATACATATATAAAAATGTTATTCATAAGAACTATATTGAGTTTATAAAATTTTATACAATTGAAAATACGTCAGGGAAATGTATGTCGTTTATTCACGAACAATCGTTCTCTAAAAAACAACATAAAAGAAGTTTCTTACCTAATTAAAATAGTAAATGGACAATTTAGATTTCAATAAGATACTTGACCGAGAAATATTGGCAGAAAAAATACGCGCAACACTTATCGACTTTGAGAAAAACAAGCACGACTTAACTAGAAAGCGCGGAATGTATATTTATGGTTCGCCTGGATGTGGTAAAACAACGTTTGTTAAAAACCTTATTAAAAGTATGGATTATGATATCGTATTATATGATGCTGGTGATATTCGCAATAAAATGGTAATAGATAACATTACAAAAAATAATATGTCCGATCGTAATGTAATTAGTCTTTTTAATAAAAAAACAAAGCAGATAGCGATTATTATGGATGAGATAGATGGAATGAATAATGGGGATAAGGGCGGAATTAATTCGCTTATTAAACAGATACGACCAAAAAAGACGAAAAAACAAAAGGAGGAGGAGTCTACAAACACGCCTATTATATGTATTAGCAACTATCACGTCGATAAAAAGATAAAGGAGCTCATGAAAGTGTGTAATGTATTTGAATTATCCCCCCCGACAGACAAACAAATTAATTCCATAATTAGCTCTTGTATGCCTAATATAGACGAAACCCTAAATATTAACATAAAGGAGTTCATTAAAAGTGATTTGAGAAAACTACGAACGCTGTATGATATATACGTAAATCATCAGAGCATTCTAAAAAACGAGATAATTAAAAACATATTGAAGCCGAAATCTTACAATGAAGATACAAAAACGATAACTAAGAAATTAATTAACAACTCATACTCACTTAACGACCATCAGCTAGTAATGAATGAAACGGATAGAACTATTGTAGGATTGCTTTGGCACGAGAATATAGTGGATATGCTGGCGTCCATTCCAAAGGAGACCGCGTTTCCGCTATACGAGAGATTTCTAGAGAATATATGTTTCGCGGATTATATAGACAGAATAACATTTCAGAAACAGATATGGCAATTCAATGAGATGAGTTCGTTGGTGAAAACATTTGAAAATAACAGAATTTATCGTAAATATGCGGTTGATGATTTCGACCCTGGTGAGGTAAGATTCACCAAGGTCTTAACTAAATACAGCACAGAATACAACAACTCGATATTTATCCAAGAAATATGTCAATCTCTTGGCATGGACATTAAAGATGTGTTTGCGTTTTTCATAGAGCTTAAACATAATAACACGGACGAGGATATATATAATATATTGGAACCATATGAAATCAACAAACTTGATATGAAACGTGTATATAAATATTTGGATAACTATACAAATATTAATACAGGTATTTAATTCACTCTGTTCTCAGTTTATATGATTAATTTGAGCCATCAGTCTTTTTTCATCGTGTTCGATTATATTGAGGCTAATATTATCACCAGTATTATGTTGCCGGAGTGATTGTGTTTTCAAAGTGGTTATTATTTCGTCGCGCTGCTTTATCTCTCCAACAAGAGTGTTAATGTTTGCCTGTTGCTCTCGTAATAATTTAATAATATCGTCATTAGACAATTCCTTTGAGGTGCCATCCTTATTTTGAATGACTATTTTCCCGCCCATCTTTGATGCCAACTCTTGGAATCGGTTCTCGGCGTCTTTTCGCCGGCGCTCCTCAATCTCTATAATCTGTGTCAACACATCTGGTTTCATTGTGGGACGTCCGGGTTCGTAATCTTTTAGTAATATGTCAATATCGTTCATATAAAAATTGCGCATTTCATCATCCTTTATAAATTCCTTCACATCTTTGTCGGTCTGTTTTACTAGGTCGGGATGAGGGTTTTCTAACAATTTGCGCTTGTCAAATGTATTGTGCTCGTGTGAAAAGACTAATATTGTCTTGAATGGGTCAAGTTGAACGAACGGAACAGTGTAATTTTTTAAGAACTGCTTCTCTTCGGCGATGGCTGCTTTATTATCGTAGCAACTCGTCTCCAAGAGTTTTCGTTTGAATGCGAATGTCCCCGCGGTCGCGTGATTCGGTCCATATGGTCCGAATTTGTAGACACTGTTATTATGTTTGAAATAAATAAATATCTCACTACTTCCACTACATAGGGCGTCTGGATGCGCCAGTAACGTTTCCACCGCGTGCGATACGCGTTCAACTGGGTAGTAATCATCATCATCCATATAAACCAGAATTTCTCCTCTTGATTTTTTATGCATTAAATTTCTCTTCTCACCTAACGACATTTTCGTAGAATAATCGAAATATTTAACGTATGGTAGATGTGAAACTAGGTCCTTAATTTTATCAGTTCCGTCGTCGATTATAATCCATTCAAATTTATCCTTTGGATAGTCCTGGTTTTCTATACATTTAATAATATATGGAATAAATGGCCTTCTATTGAATGTAGGTGTACAAATACTGACGAATGGTTTTTCGACAGGGTTCATTGCTATTATATAATTTGTTCTTTTATATAATAATTACCGTTTAATAATATCAATAAAATTACTGATTTTTAGAACCGTGTATAGCATTATACACATATCGTATAAAACCATCCATCTGTATTAATATGTAAAAAGCAACCACCAATGTCATTCCAGACAATATTGCGTTGTTAAGATATTGTTTCGCAAAGACGAAGATAAAAAACCCATATAGAATGCCCAATGAATGTTTAATATCGTGCATAGCCTCCATAGTACCCATAAAATTAAATAGTAATGGGCCAAATGGTGGTATAAATGTTAGAATGAACTGAATCGTCATAGCTATTGCCACAAATGACCCTACCAAAGATAATATGGCCATGTCAACTACCGCGAAAAGTGCGTGCCATACCATTCCAAGCTTATAAACCCATTCCCATCTTATTTGGAGTATACTCATTAAATAGAATGATGCGACGATTATTCCAACAAATCCACCAGTGACAATTTTAACATCACTATTAACCAATGACATTAAGAATCCAGGACCAAAAATGAAAAAACCCAAAATAACTAACGACATAACTAATTTTACTCCTCCAGGACAATAGTCCATTCCTTTAAAAATATACTGTAGTATGGCTCTCCAAAAAATATAGGTAGCTGCGATAGTTCTTATTATCCACATTTTTTTTTTCTTAAAATCGAAGAATGTATTCGGTCGATCGCCATAATCCTCAAACGCTTCCTCTGTGTATGGCCATCGTCCACGACTACCATCTATTCCGGACGGGGGTATATTAAACTTGCTCAAACTCACACCACCGGCTTTTACATTGTTGGCGTCTGTTCCTGTTTCATAAGGTCCAAAGTCACCCGAATATTTACCAACAAACAGCGCATAATTCAGGTCATTTGGTATGGGAAAATATGTTCCTAACGATTCCTCATCATCATCGCCCATTGGATCACCTTTATTAAGTTTTGAGAAATATACAAAATTTGCTCCAACAGCTCCGAGTATTAATACGGCTATTACAGAAACACCACACCCCATAAAGAATTTATTCCATTCCTCTTGCTTCGGCCACGGTCCCGCTTTAAAATTTCCACCCTTGCTCTTAATTAGATTTATGTAGAAATCAAAATTGAATATTTTATTACTATCTAAATCGTCATCTATCTCATTAAATTCGTCATTTGTTTTACCCATATAATATATTATACCTATATATATTTACTAAACAATCATAAAATATTTATCTCTTATTAAGTTATACTATGCATTTTAAAACTAAACTGTTCGCTTTATCCATAATAGTAATTGGTGCGTGTATTCTACAAATTGTATTAGATAAAGGTGTATATGAGGGTTTTACTGGTTTTAATGATATTATAACTGACGATAACAAATTATCATTTAATCAGTATGATAGAAAATACAACAAAACTAAGGATTGTAATGCCGGTGATACAGATTTTGCCATGGGACAATATGTAGAATATTTAAAAGATGGTGTCGATGATTCAGTAGTTGACTACTATACTAGGTGGGCGTCTGGCATAGTTACTAAAAAGAATGACAATATATATTCAATTAAACTAAGCGATGGTAATACGATTAACGTAGAAAGTAATAGAATTAAGAATCATCATCAAAACGTTTGCAATGAGAGTGGATATAACGACAACGAGTGTAGCAATGATTGTATTGCGCCAGTGAATATAGGTGGAAATTGTCTCCCAGTTCAAGAAGGTAAGGACAAAAACGACAACGTTATTTCATACCAGGTTTGTCCAATGATATGTAGAAACGATAACGTTAATGTAAACGACCTGGAGTGTGGTAATGATAATGGTTGTCGTGGGTGTGGGTTTTCGGTGTTTGAGGTGAAAGATAATATCGACAATTATATGGCATCAGTAGTCGTTAATAAATTGACCGAAATTCCATACACTAACGAAAATTATACAATCGACACTGGTTATATTTACGCCGACGAAATGGCAAAGGAGACAAAACGGACAGAAGATGCGTTGGCTGCTATGACGGGCTCGTCCGAAACCACATCGACGACGGGCTCGTCGACGGGCTCGTCTGAAACCACATCGACGACGGGCTCGTCCGAAACCGCATCGTCGGCTTCTGTCGCAGCACAAGATACCGAAACGCAAGAAACCAGTAACGTGGTAAACGCCATAACAGATACAGATAATTGCTGGCTAGGTCCAACAGGACACGACGCCTTTATGTATTGTGGTCCTGCTCCATTTTCATTTTAGCTAAATATATAAACTTATAAGAGGTCTATTTATCTAGCATACGATAGTGCTGCGTTTCCAGAAGAGAAGGTAAGAACATTGTATCTCTCTTCCATTACAGTCAAATCATATGTGTAATCAAATATACTATCGCGCGTTTTATCAATACCTATCATATTGCCGTCCGCATTACAGACGATATCTACCTGCGACGATGGGTCCAATGGTGGTGTGATTATCCCCATCTCAAATTGAATCTTATTAAACTTGCTCATATTAATAGCACCACTCGGTTGAAAATCTGTAACATTGTTATTGAGACAAAAATTGTAACAGTATAGCCCATCAGGACCATTTCCAGCGGTTCGCGTATACTTTTCGACGTAATTAAATATCCCCGCGTCCATTGTATTCTCGCGATACTTTCCGTCTAATAATAATCCCCATGTTTCCATAATATCCTTTTGGTTTTCTGGATAATATTTACCAGAAATCATTATTGACGATGGATATTGTTGTATTTTATTATTATCAGAATCAAAGTCATATTCGGGGGTTAAATATTGTGATACGGTCTCCCAACCACTATCGTCATAGTCCAAATTTTTGACATAGCTGCTATTCGCGGTATCTACATTATATGGAAGGAAATCATAAGGCCAATTAGTATAATTTGACCACTGATTGCGGTGGGCAATGTCGCTTCGCTGTAAAAACCACATCCAACTAGAAACCATGCCTCTTGTTTCAATGTCAATTATATTGGAACCATTAACATTCTTATATGTATGTGTATATACTTGTTTAATCAAATAAGTCTGTTCGTTCAATTGGAATACGCGCTGTTCATCTTCAGACAAGAATGCGTAGGTGCTAATTAAATGTATATCCGTATCCCAGTTTGTTCGCGTGTCCGTAAAATCTTCATCCAATAGACCAGCTGTTGGAGGTGGGTGTAAAAAACGATGAAACTGTTCTTTAGCTTCATTTAAATTAGATTGGTGGTAATAACTACCTGGGTCCTCTGTATCGGGAATGTGTCTAATTACATACAATTCATTGATGGGTCTTAGGTCAACCTCTATGTGAAATTCGTTGTATTGGAGCGCGGCAATAGGGAACGCCATTTTAGAGGCTAGCGTGAACCATATATTAAGCGGAATGTATAGCGAACGCGACCGTATGGATGGTTCGGGTCCTCCTGACGAATCATCCATCTTATACGCATTCGGATAGACATTTACTCTATCGTGCGCATTTGCGGGGTCGTTGAGTTCGGGAACGTGGCCAATCATTTTATAGTATAGCTCCTTCTTATTGGCATCATAATCCCTTTCAATCATATTGTGTAAATATTGTCCCGTAAATTCCTGAATAACTTGACCGCCAATTGTGAAGCGAACACGCTCTATCATCTGAGACCCTAGATGTTTAATCCATTTAAATTCGTAAGGTCTCCATTTATTCACGGTGTTATCATTAGGGTTCTCCTTATCCGGAGGTATAATTGGGCTCCATATGGTTGGGAGCTTAACAACTAAATATGTGTCCATTATTAAATCACCACCAGTTCGAGGCATTTTAAATTTAAAATTAGAGGTCGCACTCATATTTAAGGTTCTTTGTCCATCATAGTCAATCCGAAATTTTTGTAAGCCAAAATTGGTATATTTAGCATAAGTACATTTAAAAAAACTTTTAGTAGGATTACCCGTTAGAATTATATTTTGATTGCCTTCTGCTATTAGATTCATAAGACCACCAGGCATATTTATATAATAGTCATATTATTATTTAACTATTATTTAACTATTAT